CGAATGGGTTTATGGGTATGTTTACAAAGATGCTCTTATAGGTTGCAATATTTTACAGACAAAGCCATGTTTGGCTGCAATTATGGTTGACCCTTCCACCGTAGGACAGTATACAGGGTTTAAAGATAAGAACGGCAAAGAGATATATGAGGGGGATATCTGCAACTGCCGAGAGTATGAGTGTTTCGGTAAAGTCGAATGGAACGAAGACGAGGCGGGATTTTTCTTCTGCGTGGCTTATGAAGGTGGTGGATTCGAAGAAGAACGGTTATATGAATATGTTGATGAGTTAGAAGTCATCGGCAACGCTCACGACAATCCCGAACTGCTGAAGGAGGTTGAATAACATGAGGTTGAGCGATGAATCCGTAATGGAAGGTAGGCATTTGACGCCAGAGGAAAGGATTGCGTTGCAGGCAGAAGAAATTAAGCAGTTGCAGCAGGAGAATAATGGCTGGCGAGAACGGTACGATGAATTGGATGCCGGGCATAGCAGGCTGTTTAAGGATTTCTGCAAATTGCAGCAGGAGAATGAGCAACTACGGGCACAACTTGACGAATGGAAATACGAAGTTAAATGCCATATGGATGAGGTAATCGCAAGGGAAAAGCAAATAGAGCAACTAAGGGTGCGGGTGGCGAGGATGAAGCGTTAAATCCAACGTCCCGAATACGGGGCAGGGTGGAAAGTCACCACCTGGGAGGAAAGGTTGGAGACGGGCGCTGCCGGGCATGGTGAATCCTCCTCGGTGGCGCCCGGGTTTAACCTAAATCAGCAAGAATTCTCCCATCCTCTTAGGTGGGAGATGAATTGCATACTATTGGTAGTAAAAGTCTAACGGAAACCAATTAGTGGCACTATACTTTTGGGTTAGTGCAGAAGTTGGAAAGTACGTTAGAACCTGCTGGCTTTAGCCACGCAGAGTTTCAGAATAAGAAGTAATTTGGGGGGATTGCTATGGATAAGACTATTAAACTATTGGGGTTTATGGAAATACTGCTACAAATAATTAGTGGCGGTGGGTTTGAAACTAGAGAAGATTACTTAGAGTTCAGACATAATCTAGCTGAAGCAGGTTATGACCCTGCTATTATAGATGATCTAAGCCCTCTTGAAGTTCTTCAGATTTTTTGCAAAGACTTTGCGGCTATAAATCTTTTTGAATTAAAGGATGAGGTCGATAATGTCGTCAATACTAAAAAAGCTAAGTAGGTATCATCGGAACGGAATAATATCATTAAAGGAATTGAAACGAAAGAATCCTTATTTGTTTAGATATTTAATAAAGAAAGGGAGTTTAATAGACTCCCTTTTTTCGGAAACAGGAATCCGTGTTATGAATGACCTATACTCTTATAAGGATATAATTCCTTTGTACTTAAAATACTATTACAATGACACTGTAAATCTCTCTGATTTACGCAAAAAACATAATACAGTATATAGACATATTTGTAAGTTAGGAAAGCCTGAACAAGTGATCTCTGAATGGGGATTCACTGTTATTTATAAGTCTAAAATATCTGACGAGCAGTTAAAAGAAATGATTCAATCTAAATCAGAAAAAGAGTTTTTTGATAAATCTTTATATAATCGTATTTATTATAGAGCTAAGAAGTTAGGTCTATCAGTACCTGAGTTTTTGGAAACTGTAAAACTTAGGGGGTTTGTTCCGTGATTTACGCAGAAAAGGTTTTTGCTAAAGGACGTTTATGGATAAAGGTTCAATTTAAAAATAATGCTGTGTTGTTTAACGAAATGTCTAAGGTAAAAGGGGCTAAGTATAACCCCGCCACCAATCTTTGGAGTGTTCCATATGAATACAGAGAAGATTTTGAAAATAAGATGGGAGATTATCTAATTCTCTGGACGAATGATGATAGAGCCGCAGGTGGTATACCAGAAGAGAAAATTCCCGACCAGCCTGTGGTGCCAGGGTACTCTGTTGTTTATGATGAGAACAAAAATATAATTAGTTCTACGGGCTTTAAGACCCCGCCCTGGGGTGAGTTTCAGGTAAAAGGTTTTAATGTTCTTGTCACTCGCCCATTCCTTATATTAGCTGATGACGCTGGCCTGGGTAAATCATGGCAGGTATCAACAGCTATGGAAGCACGAAAAAAGATGGGACAGGTTGAACGTGGGGTTGTTATTTGCAAAGCCTCTCTCCTATTTAATTGGCGTGATGAAATTCATAAACATACTTATTGCAAAGCTGTGGTGGTTGCAGGTACACAAAGACAAAGAGCAAAAATATATGAAGAACTTAAAATGTCTAATGACTGGACATTTATGGTTATATCATACGAGACATTCAATTGTGATGTAATCAACATTTTGCATCTGCATAATTACTATAAGCCTTTGGATTTCTGTATTTTAGACGAGGGGCATAAGATTAAAAATCCCATGTCTAGGATTGGGAATGTTATACACTATGTTCCATTCAAATACAAATACGTCCTGACTGCCACCCCTCTCCCCAACACCCCGTTGGAATCTTATAACTATTTAAAGTTTGGTGGTAAGGTCAATATAAACTGGTTAGATTTCCGTAACCGCTATGCTGTTTGGGGTGGCAGACAGAATAAAGAAATCCTTATGTACCAAAGAATAAGTGAGCTACGAAGAGCTGTACAGAAGAACATGCTTCGTAGATTGAAGATAGATAAACTGAAAGAACTTCCTGATATTGTTTTCAAGACTATTCCTCTTGGAATGTCTGCTAAACAGCGAAAACTTTACGATGCTGTGAAAAAAGAGATACTTGAAGATTTGAAAGACACTTCATTAAAGAAAGTACCAGCAGCACTCGCTAAACTGCTAAGATTACAGCAGATAACAAACTCACCTGCCTTAATTGGTGCAGATGAAGTTGAGAGTTCTAAACTTCAGGCTCTTGATGAACTACTTGAGAAGATAATTGATGAAAGTAATCAAAAAGTTATTGTTTTCTCAAGGTTCAGAACAATGACAGAGATTTTAAAAGAACGGTATAAAAAGTACAATCCTGCTGTGATTCATGGTGATGTTAACGCTAATGGTAAAACAGAAAATGCAGCAGTTAAAGCAGCTATTAGGGAAATTGGTAAAGAAGCGTGGCTGGCACTTCCAGAGGAAGAGAAGCGTAAACTCACAGAAAAATATATGTCTTCTGATAGACAAAAAGAAGTTTATAAATTCCAGCAGGACGATACCTGTAAGTTGTTTATAGGTTGTGCTCCTGCTTGTCGAGAAGGGCTAACGTTAACAGCGGCCACCCACGTTGTTTTCTTGGATTGTGAATGGTCTCCTGCATATGTGGAACAGGCTTACAGCAGAGCGCACCGAATCGGCCAGAAAAATGCTGTTACAGTCTACTACCTTGTATGTGAAGGGACCATTGATGAATTTGTGCAGAGAGTGCTGCAACGTAAAGAAGCTATGGCACAGACAATGCTTGATGAGGGTATTGATGAAACAGTAGGTCGTGAAAGAGCAAGAGAACTTATCGCTGAAATGATAGGTGAAGAAGTACCCAGGGTGACATAACCCTGGGTCAAAATTAGGGGGTGTTTTAGTTGACTAGAAAAATAACAAAGACAGATTAGGAAAGATTTCTTAACGATTTAGGTGTTCCTGAACATGATAAGGCTGAAAATGGTGGCGGGTGCCGAACTAAGAACTATGGTACTTGGCTTAGGCGAAATGACCCAATAGCTTTTAATACAAGCAATCAGCGATAAAATTCAGGAAAAACTTTTATAAAACTATTGACATCATATTTCGGCTCTGGTATGATTAAGATGAAGACAAATAAATGGAATGTGTTAATGTTGGGTTACTGACATTAATCGAAAGTTGAATCGTAAAACCCTGTTATAGAAATAATGGGGTTTTACTTTCTTCTATGATTTTTTGTATTTTGAGAGAAATAAGGAGAAAGTAATATGGTGGTAATAGGAATTATTCAAGGAGTCCCTATTCAAGAAGGAAATTATGTGTACTTATCTGATTGGCTTGAGCAAAATGGTTACGATATTGAGAATAAAACAGAACCTGATTGGTCCGATGTTATTAAGCAGTTTTATTTGTGGTGCCTCGCTAATAATCTGAAAGCTAAAGAAATCTAACACAAAAAGTAAGCTAAAATGCTATACTGTAAGGGGAGGTTTATGAGTATATTAACTAAAAACTAAAAAAGGTGCTAAGGCTGATTAGAAAGGAGTTTTATCTAAGAAAATAGCAAGAAGACTCCCACCTCTTTAGGTGGAACCAGTAAAATGAAGTAGCATATGGAATATGGGCAGATGATCAAGTATGGTCATCTGCCTTTTTTCTGGCAGATCTATGCCATAACATGCATTAAAACAAAAACTGGAACCTTTCCTCCCAGGTGTTCA